CATCCTAACATGGCTCAAATCCCCAGTAGCAACTCACCCTACGGTAAAGAGTGCAGGTCTTGTTGGACTGTAAAGTCTGGTAACAAGCTGGTAGGTATTGATGCTTCAGGCTTAGAGCTTAGAATGCTTGCACACTATATGAATGATAAGGAGTATACTAATGAAATCCTCAACGGTGATATTCACAGCGCTAACCAAAGACTTGCAGGACTTGAATCAAGAAATCAGGCAAAGACTTTCATCTATGCCTTCCTCTACGGAGCCGGAAATGCAAAGATTGGGTCAGTGGTTAAAGCAGGTCAGTCAAGAGGTAAACAACTGCGAGAACAGTTTCTTGATAGTCTCCCATCACTTAAATCTCTTATCCAACGAGTACAACGAGACAGTAAAAAGGGGTTCCTCAAAGGGCTAGATGGACGTAAAGTTACTGTGCGTTCTGAACATGCAGCACTCAACACGCTGTTACAATCAGCCGGTGCTATAGTTATGAAGGAAGCGCTGGTTGTACTAGAGAAAAAGATACGGCACTTAGATGCTAAGTTTGTAGCCAACGTACATGACGAATGGCAGATTGAATGCAACGAAAAAGATGCAGAAGCGGTAGGTCAAGCAGGTATTGATGCTATTGTCGAAGCAGGTAAGAACTTAAACTTAAACTGCCCCTTAGATGGGGATTACAACATCGGAGATGGATGGCATGAAACCCACTAAAGCAGACAGAAAGAAGTTCGACCTTGACCTAGCATACGGAGAAGTGCGTGAAGATAAGATTGCTGCTATGCTTACAGGCAAGAAGATAGAAGTTAAATCAGAGCGTGACTTGTGGCAGAAGACAGGCAACATATGCATTGAGTATAAGTCATACGGTAAGCCGTCAGGTATTGACGCAACTGAATCCGACTACTGGTTTCATAACCTATGTATCGGTGATGATGAATACTGTACACTGGTATTCAATACTGCTACACTCAAAAAGATTGTCAAGCGCTTAGATAGTTTTAAAACTGTATCGGGTGGTGACAACAGAGCAAGCCAGATGTATCTTTTAAACCTTCAGAAGCTATTCTCTTCTGACGTAATCAAAGCATTCAAGGAGTTAGAAGATGAACCAGAAGCCGCTTAATACTATAGTCCCTGACATCTATGGGCTGCTTGAGAACCTTTCAAACGGAGAGCCTCTTCCAATAACGGAGGAGGCGCTTGATGAGACAATGGCTTCAATGAAAGAAGCTATCCTTCATTGGGCAACACCAAGACCCAGAGACACTGACTTCACTGTACGAATGTCTAACGTAGGCAAGCCGTCCCGACAGATGTGGTTTGAGAAGCGTGACCCCTCTGGTCGTGGTGATGTTGATGGTGCAACACAGATTAAGTTTCTGTACGGTCACATCCTAGAAGAGATTGTACTTATGCTTGTACGAATGTCGGGACACAGTGTCACCGATGAGCAAAAGGAAGTAACAGTCAACGGCATTGTAGGACACATGGATTGTAAGATTAACGGTCAGGTAGTAGACGTTAAGTCTGCATCCAAGTTTGCATTCAATAAGTTTATGAAGGGTACACTGGCTGACGATGACCCCTTCGGTTACTTAGGACAACTCGCCGGTTACGAGAAAGCAGAAGGCACAGACGAGGGCGGGTTTCTTGTTATCAACAAAGAGAGTGGTGAGTTATGTATGTATGTGCCGGATGACTTAGATAAACCAAACATAGATACTAAAATAAATACGCTGCTAGACGAATTAAAACTTGACACGCCGCCAGAACTATGCTATACTCCCATACCTGATGGCAAGAAAGGAAATATGCAATTGCCTAAAGGTTGTACGTGGTGTAAGTATAAACACGACTGCCACAAGGATGCCAACGATGGCGCTGGCCTCAGAACTTTCAAATACTCTACTGGATATAAATATCTAACACATGTAGAGGCAGAACCAAAGGTGGATGAAATACTATGAATCGTAAGAAGTCTAAGCGTATAAGGAAGCATGCAGAAACTTTGCAGATTGAATGGCTTAAAAGTCTCCTCAGTGACGAGGAGGCTTCTAAGATTAACAAAGATAACTTTAAAGATATGCTGCCCAAACAAACACACTTGTGGGCGCAAGGCACAATACACACTAGCTTTTACACACTGAAGTGGCTAAGCAATAAAATAAAACAATTAATAAAAATATTTCCCGACAAGGATGTTGAGGACGTAACTCCTCAAGACATTGCATGGAAGATGGAGCAACGATGAAGAAAGTGCGCAAAGGCTACAGGAAGCCAAGAGTTAAACGCCCAGTAGAAAAGGATGTGGTTAAAGGCTATGATTCAAACTGGGAGTATGAGTTACACTCTGGCATCCTAGATGCTTGGGAACACCACGTTGACAAGGTTGAGTACACAGTTACACATAAGTACGAGCCAGATTTTGTCAGAGATATTGACGGAAAGAAGATACTGTTAGAAGCTAAAGGGCGCTTCTGGGACAGCGCAGAATACTCTAAGTATGTTTGGGTTGCTAAGGTTCTTCCTGTTGATGTTGAGCTAGTGTTTCTGTTTGCCAACCCCAATGCCCCTATGCCTGCCGCCAAGGTTCGTAAAGATGGCACAAGACGTTCACACGGCGAGTGGGCTTCAGCTAATAATTTTAGATGGTTCAGTGAGGATAGCATACCTGACAACTGGATTAACGTGAAAAAGAAAGAGGACTTTAAAGATGAGCATTAATGATGCAACTCCGCAAGATTGGGATAGGGTTAGAGATACAGGCCATCCTACGTTTGATGAATACATGAAGCGATTAAACTCTAATTATGTTTATGATAGCACTGAAGATTATGGCAACGAAGTCACTAACGATGCTGGAGACTTTGCAGATTGTTGGACTAAGCCTGAGATAGAGGCATGGATGCAGGCAGCACACGATGAAGACTCAGAGCTTTGGGAAGACGAATCTCTGGAGGAAGTAATTGCTAGGCAAGACGAGGAAGAAGAAGACATGGTGGGTTCTCCTAAGCATTACAACACAGGCAACATAGAGTGTATTGAAGCTATAGAAGAGTCTATGTCTTCAGTGGCTTTCAAGGGCTACCTCAAGGGCAACTGCATGAAGTATTTGTGGCGCTATGACTACAAAGGTAAGCAGGTAGAAGACCTACAGAAAGCTGGCTGGTACTTACAGAAGCTAACAGCAATGGTAGCAGAGGAGAACAGCTAATGGACAGACAACCAGTATTTGAGTTTATACACTACCCTAAGTTTGGAGAAGCAGAACGAGTGTGTCCAGCAGTCAAGATAGTCTACACACTGTATAGCGATGAGCAAACACTACACGACATGAGAGAGCAATTTGATTACTTCTTAAAAGCCTGTTCCTATCACATACCGATAGATGAAGAAGAATAAAAAAATACCCTTAAAGGGTGGAGCAGAGTGGGACGCTCTTACTAACGCTAAAAATTTTTATTGTTATTTAAAAAGGTCTGGAGTTGCTAAGAGTATTAAACGAGGTTACAACAAACGATTTAGGCGAGAGGGTAAGCGTGAAACAAAAGACATTAGCTAAGTGGTGGCGAATATGGGCAAAAAGTTTAGGTGAAAAAGTTGGCGAGACAGATAAGCAAGCTAATACTGTTGCTGGTATTAGGACTGTTTGGTGGCTTACTCATATGGTTACATGCATCTTTATTATTGCAGGCAACGTAAAGGCACTGGGTCTTTTATAATGGATAGAAAAGAAGAAAGGCGGGATAGGTTTGACCGCAAGAAGAAGTTTAAAAAATTAACAAGGTCTTCTAAAGCTAAGACCGAACGCAAAAAAAATAAAAGGAAAGATAATGACAGTACAATTTATGGACATGCTGTGGAGTATTAACATGAGGTTAGGTGTGGGTCTTGACGTTGAGTCGTGTAGCAGCAGGCCCGTGTGGATTACTAGCACAAACGAAAAAATTGAAGCGGGGGAGTTTGACGGTTTAGTTTTTTCTATACCTTTTTTTGTTATAACTATTGGAAGCGTGTGGAAGATGGAAGATGTTTGATATTATTACAGCATTAGGATTTTTTATATTGCTGGCAACAACCAGCGTAGTTGTTTTTGCAGCCCTATACAACATTTACACAGAGGATAAAGATTAATGGACAAGTACCAACAGTTTATACATAAAAGCAGATATGCACGGTGGCTTAGCGCCGAAGGTCGTAGAGAAACATGGGAAGAAACAGTACAGCGTTACGTAGACTTCTGGGTCAACCGTAAACAGATAGATAAGAAAACAGCAGACCGCCTGTACGAT